CTTATTTCTCCAGAAGAAGGAAAAGCAGCAGAACTAGTTAAAGGAATGTCAGTTACGGCATCATTAATACCTGAAGCTAGCGTTGTAGTTGCTGGTCCAAGAGCAGTACCGCCCCATAATGCTGTACCCCAACCATAACCACCTAATTGTTGAGAAGGCCCAACTGTGTAATAACATAATACAGAAGTGCTGTTACCATCACTCGTAGTTAAGGGTGTTCCTGTTTCCGCCGTATCCATTGTAATTGTAAAAGTCGCTGTAGTGGGAACAGAAGTTACCATAAATTTTTCATCTTCAAACGTAGCATCATTATAAGTTGACCCTATTGCAGTAACTCCGCTTACACTATCAAATAAAACAATATCATCTTCAATTAATCCATGGGCCCCGGTACATGTTACTGTAACTGTTTTTGATGAAGAACTACTTGAAAATTTTGCACCTGTTAATGTCTCTCTAATAGGGTGAATATCATAATATGCTCCCCCTGAATATACATATAAAATTCTATTTGTTCCTATAGCTGCGTATTTAATACCTGAACTATTGTCCCAATGATGGAGTGCACGTCCGGCACCTGTTAATTTATCTTGACCTAACTGGTTCCAACCACCTATTTTTTCGGGAGTACCATATCTAAATCTTACATTATCACCATCAAACCATTGCCCTTCAGCTCCAGTTTCTGTAACTTGTTTGTTAAATCCTGGTAAAAATCCTAGTTTTTGTAGCATGACATTGTATAAATATTTATAAGTTTATTGATGGCACTATATTGGAATTTTATTAAAATATCAATAATCTATATATTACCATAAAAGTATAGACAAAAATATATAATTTGGTACATACTTCTTATGAAAGAATATGAAATAAAGAATAAAGATGATTTTATAAAAGGCTGGTTCATAAAAAAATCTATATGTACTGATTTAATAAAGTACTTTGAAAAAAAATCCAATGATCATGTTAGAGGCCGAATTGGGGGAGGCTATAGACCCTCTTGGAAAAAATCTACGGATTTATATTTAGAGCCCACTAATCCTGATCTTGAGCCTTATCTCCATGCTTTGGGTGACTGCATGAAAGAGTATAAAAAAATATATCCTGCATTAAATGACAAAGTGGCTAAATGGAATATTGTTGAAAATATAAATATTCAAAAATATGAAGTACAAGAAGGCTATCCAGCATGGCATTGTGAACGAGAAGGGGCACTGCAGTCAAATAGAATGATGGTTTTTATGACTTACTTAAACGATGTTAAAGAGGGTGGCACCACAGAATGGCTTCATCAAAAATTAAAAATTAAACCTAAAACAGGTTTAACTGTTATTTGGCCGTCTGATTGGATGTATATACACAGGGGGAATATTCTCGAAAAAGGAAATAAATATATTATTACAGGGTGGTGGAGTTATTTTTAAATATGATGTTAAAAAATTACTATTATTCTTTTAAGTCAGCGCTCCCCTTAAGGATATGTGATGATATTATAAAATACGGAACGCAACAGAAACCGTCTCTCGCTTTAACGGGAGGACTACAAAATAAAATTAACCCTTTAACCAAAAAACTTTCACAAAAAGATGAGAAAGATTTAAAGAAAAAAAGATATTCGGACGTAGTATGGATGACAGACAAATGGATTTATAAAGAAATACATCCCTATATAGTGAGGGCTAATCAAGAAGCTGGTTGGAATTTTGAATACGACTGGTCCGAATCCTGTCAATTTACAAAATATTCTAAGGACCAATATTATGGGTGGCACTGTGATAGTTGGGAAGAAACATACAACGATCCAAAAGATTTAAATACTTATGGAAAAATAAGAAAACTTTCTGTGACAGTTTCTTTATCAGATCCTTCAGAATATAAAGGAGGAGAATTAGAATTTGATTTTAGAAATTTAGATCCAGATAAAAAAAGAAACGTTAGGAAGTGTAAAGAAATTTTACCTAAAGGTTCAATAGTTATTTTCCCTAGTTTTTGTTGGCATAGAGTGTGCCCGGTTAAATCCGGAACTCGTTACTCTCTAGTAATATGGAATTTAGGAAGGCCTTATAAATGAAGATTATAGATAACTTTTTAGAACCCATTCATTTTGATGATATAAAAAATAATTTAACCGGTTTAAATTTTCCTTGGTATTATGAAAACTCTAGTGATCACGAAAAAGATAACAATCCTCAAATGATACATGTTTTTTACGACACCTTTTTACCCCATAAAGTAAACAGCCCTAACTACATTAATTTATTTTCTCCTCTATTGGAGAAGTTAAAAGTTTTTTCTCTTATAAGAATAAAAGCTAATTTGACTTTTAAGTCAAATAAAAAAAGTTCTTTTCATACGGATTATCTTAAAGTTAAAAAATGTAAAAGTGCTATTCTTTATTTAAACACCAATGATGGTGGCACCCAATTCGAGAAGGACTTTGTTGAGGCTAAAGAAAATAGGATTGTAATATTTTCTACAGATAAAAAACATAGAGCAGTAAGATCAAAGGAAAACCAGGGAAGGTTTGTTGTAAATATTAATTACTATGAGATGATATGAGAAATAATTTATTTTATATGATTAACTTAAAGCCCATTCCTATCGGGGTTTTTGAGACTGATTTTAATTTAAATAAAAAAGAAAAAGAAAAATTATTATCTCTGCCATATGACATTGCTCCTAGTGGGGCCAAGATATCCAAGGACAGCTTTATATTTAAGAATAAAAATTTTAAAAGAATGGCGACACTATTTACTAAAACTATGGCAGAATATACAGAAAAGATATTAGAGATAACCAACGAATTTTATATCACCCAAAGTTGGGCAACAATTAATGGAAGTAAAACAGGCCATCATAGTCATACTCATAAAGCATCCATTTTTAGTTTAGTTTTTTATCCTGAAAGTGAGGGGGATAATAAGATATTTTTTGAGTTAGGGAAAAGTAGTATTCAAGAAGGTTTTGATTTTTGTTATAATACTAAAAAGTTTAATGTTTATAATAGTGATACGTGGAACGTATCAACCAAGAAAGGTTCTATCATAATCTTTCCAAGTTATTTAAGACACTATTCTACTAACGAAGGAAAAAAGATAATGATAGGAGCTAATTTTTTTATTAAAGGAAAAATAGGGTGGAAGGAAAGAAAAGATTATATTGAAATATAAGGAGGTACTATGAAAAAAGTTCAAAACTATTTTAAAAAAAACAAATTCGCAGTTATACATAATGTCATCTCTAAAGATTTGTCTGACTTTATATATAAATATTTTTTATTAAAAAGACAGGTAGCAGGTACTTTGTTTAAAGAAAAGTATATCTCACCTTTTACTAAATACTTTGGAACGTGGGATGACCAGCAAGTACCAAATACTTATTCACATTACGGTGACATAGCGATGGAAACTTTATTAGTTAAAATGCTTCCCGTCTTAGAAGATCTTGTGGGATTAAAACTTACACCAACCTATTCTTATGCTAGGATTTATAAAAAAGGAGATATATTAAAAAGACATAAGGATAGATTTAGTTGTGAAATATCTACTACCATAAACTTAGGGGGAGAGGCATGGCCTATTTATCTTGATCCAACTGGAGCCGACAGTGTTATTGATGAAAAAGAAAATTTAATAAAGCCTGATGCACCATTAGGGGCTCGGGTAGATCTAGGACCTGGGGACATGTTAATATATAAAGGAAGAGAATTAGAACATTGGAGAGGACCTTTTGAGGGAGAAAACTGTGGTCAAGTATTTTTACATTATAATAATAAAAAAACTTCTGGCTCTGAAAAAAATATATTTGACAAAAGACTACACTTGGGACTACCGGCCGAATTAAAAAAATGAAAATAGCTGTAATTGGTTCTGGAACGGTGGGAGTAATGTCAGTATGTCATTTTCTGTATTATACACGAGGGACTCAAGTACACTGTATTCATGATCCTAATAAAAAAATTCTAGGAATTGGCGAAAGCACAAACATTCAAATACCTGATTTATTTTATAAGTCTGTAGATTTTAATCCTTTCTTTGAAAATAAAGAATTAGACTTAACCATGAAGTATGGAGTGGTGTATAAAAACTGGAGAAAAAAAGACTTCCTAAGCCCTATCATGCCCCCCAATTTTGCGTTTCACTTTAATAACTTTAAGTTGAAAGACGTTATGTTTAAGAAGGTTAAAAAACTTTATAAATCTAGGTTTAAAGAAATTTTAGCTGCTGCTACTATCAAAGAAAACTCTAAAGACAAAGTTGTTTTAAACTTTAATGGCTCAAATAAAACCTATGATTATGTTATAGATTGTAGTGGATATCCAGAAAGTTATACTGATTATATAGAATCTCCATCTCTTCCATTAAACCATGCCTTAGTAAATGTAATTGATAAACCAGGTAATTGGAATTTTACATATCATCAAGCTACAAAAAATGGATGGATGTTTGGCATCCCTCTTCATACACGACAAGGATGGGGTTATCTTTTTAACGATAAAATTACTTCTAAGAAAGAAGCAATAAAAGACATGACTACAATATTTAAAACAGATAAATTAAATTTAAAAGAATTTAAATTTAAACCCTACAGAGCTAAAAAATTTCTACACAACCGAGTTTTAAAAAATGGAAACAAAGCTATTTTTTATGAACCTTTAGAGGCTTTATCTGGGGTTTTTTATGATAACATCAATAGAGCTTTAATTGATCATATATCAAACGTAAAAAGTGAAGATGAAGTAAACAGACATCTAGGTAAAATGGCAGAAAGATATGAGAACTTTATATGCTTTGTATATCATGGGGGCTCTATTTATAAATCTAAGTTTTGGAGTGATGTTTGTAAAAAAACCAAAAAGCATTTAAAACACAGTCAAACTTGGAAAGAGACTGTAGACTTTATTAACAATGCTAAGCATGAATTCCACAACGGGGAAGACTTTGAAAATTTTCCATTTTGTGTTAAACTATATAAACTTATAAATTATAATCTACAATATAAAATACTTGAAAGGAGAAAATAATGGATTGGGATAAACTTGAAAAACATGTTTTAATAAGGAACCTAGATAACAAAGAAAAAGAAATTAAAAGACTAGAAGAGCAGTTTGAAATGGAAGTAATGGTTAAAAAATCAGAAGTAGCGATGAATAAAAACCTTCAAATCACTATAGAAAAACTTGAACAAAATATTGAAACCTTAATGGAAATTAATGAAAAGTATGCAGACAAAATAGGACTTTTAAGAAATAGACTTAAAAAATTAATTATAGGTGATAAAGATACGAGTCTAGATTAGTCGTTAATTAGCGTCTGGTCCTGGTGTAGCTATTTCTTTTTGAACCCAAGTTTCATTTTCAGAATCCCAACTATAAGCATCAGCATTTATACAATCCCAACCTTTAGTATTGTCTGCTTGATAAGCAGTTTCGTCCCAAAGATAAGCTCTTATAGTATCGGGTTTATCATAAGGAGGATTATACCAACCCGTAGATTCGTTAAGTGTCCAAGACGCATAGGGTTTTGGGTCTTCTATAAACAGGTCCTTTGTTTCGTCGTATATATCAGATGAATGGGCTGCGTCTCCTGCACGCGCATAATGTCCTCTAAAATTATGATTATAAGAAGTTTGAACATATTTAACTCCTTGAGGAGTCAAAGGTAAAACTGATTCAAAATGTGTTGCTGCTTCAACAGATTGTTCTCCGCCATTGTTAGCTATATCCTGGTTACAGGCTTTAACCACTTTTAAAACTTTATTATTTGAATCGAGTTCTGCAAAATAAGCCATAATTATCCGTTCTGAATAGTCCCCGTGACATTGAATGTTGCCACTTTTTCTCCACCTGGGGCTGTTGAAACTACATTCGAACCTGGAGCTACTGTGAATTGAGCATCAGCCGGACCTCGTATAATTACAAGACCGCCGCCTCCTTGACCTCCTGAGCCACCTGATCCGCCGCCTCCGCCGCCAAGACCATCTGTTCCATTTTGTGCAGCAGCAGGTCCTTGAGGGGGGTTTCCCGCTCCTCCATTACCTCCGCCGCCGGGTCCTCCAGACCCAATAGCACCGGAATTAAT